TATAGAAATGAATAACGACACTAATAAAATAGAAGGCTTTGGAATTATAAAAAATAATTTAGACTTCAAAAAGAATTACAAAATATACGATGATAAAAATTACAATAGATATGTTTATACATCAAAATACCGAATAGATAGAGATAATTTAACTAGTTATGAAATAATTCTAATTACAGAATTGGAAAATCTGGTATTTAAAACAGCGAAGCATTGTAAGCGAGGGCATGGAATTCAAGTCATACCAAAACATATTAAAAATAATACAGAATTTAATTATTGTAAATTTTTAAATCAATTGTATATATCACGATTTAATAAATAAATGTGTCTATTATATAATCATGGATGACGGCGATATTATAAATACCGATATGAATATATATTCTATGGAAGATTTAATTATTCTATTAGAATTAGAAAAAGATTTCACAAAAGAAGATGTAATTGAAAAGGTAAATTTTTTAAATAAAACATGTTTTGAGAAGAACGAAAAAATGATTGAATTTTTTAATAATATTCAAAACAAATTAATAGATGACATCAACGATAATTTAAACGAAAATGTTTTACCTGATTATGGTAGTTTAATAGAAACGATGGAAAATATGGGTATTTACGATTCCGATAATGACAATAATGACAATAATGACAATAATGACAATAATGACTATAATGACTATAATGACTATAATGATCGTGATTATAACAATGATAGTGATGCTAAAGAGGAGAAATATAATTATGACATTAGTCAGGACAACTATATATTAGAAGAAGATAGAAGTTATAATATACATGAGATAATAGAAAAAGACGAACGTAATATTGAATATTACAATAGTTATCATTATCTACATTTCAATACTTTATTTCGTTCGAGAAACAATACTTTACTTGATTCAGTTGTGCCTGCTACAAATAGTAATTTTGTATTATCATCTCCTATAAATAATATAAGTAGAATTAAATTAGCATCTATAAATATAAAGAAACCTTATGTAATTAGCACTTCAAAATCAAATAACACATTTATAATCAAGAAATTTATAAAAACAAACGATATAATATCGTGTGATTTCTCTATTAATATTTTAATAGAAGACGGCTATTATGATAATCCAGATAATCTAGTGAGATATTTAAATGATAATTATTTTGATAATTCAGCAAGTGCTATTGAATTTATGGGTAATATTCATTTTTCAATTAACGAAAATTCTAATAGAGTATCGTTTCAATTATCCAATAATTATATTACAGTCCTAACTACTAATGATTCTGATTTCCATTATTTTTCAGTTGACTTTAAAAGTAATTATACAAAATATTATTCACTCGCTACAATTTTAGGTTTTGATTATAATAAATCAGCGAAATACTACACATCAATAAACGAATCTAGTAATGATCGAATAAATAATTCACTAATAAAATCACCGTATAATTTTACATCCAAAGGTAATACTGAATTATTCTTTTGTTTAGACGAATTCCACTCTAATATAGTTGAAACACATAAGCTATTTTTGAATAATAATATGTCGACCCAAAAAATTTTAGCCAAGATAGATAGTTCTCTTGCAACAAGTGAAAAAAAAAATTATATTACTGAAATTTATTCACAAACTGATACACGAAACGACCATACTCGGGAATATGACGGCTTCATAAATCTTCTTAATTTTAATATTAAAATTATAGATTATTACGGCAATATAGTAAATACCGATATGATAGAGGATTTTACCTTTACATTAGAAGTAAAAATAAATAACAGCAGATTAATAAGAATTAATAAGGTTTGATATGCTATTAAATCAGTATCATCCGAAATAAAAATATAATATTGTCATAATATATTTTTTATAATTTAAATATTAAAAAGAATTTTATAGTTATAATATAAAATATGGGTTTGACGATCCCACTATATCCAGTTTACACGAACGCCGCAACCGTTAACGCCTACGTGAATATCAGGGATATTCAGCAGAATAAAGAAAATAATAAATTTATCCTAACTGGATTTGCCAAATTCTCAACAAATGATGTTTTTGTAAGCGCTACTCATATACAACTAACAAGTAATACTGTTTTTTCCGAGAATTGGGAGACTCTATATAATGAACTAAAAAGGATTTTGGACGAGAAGAGTATTGCCTACGTCGATTCTTAATTTTATATATTACCAATTCATTATATATAAAATCGCAAGGTAGTTAATTTATAATATTTTTATAAAATATTATAAATAGTTTTATAAAAATATTATAAATAGTTTTTAGAGGAACTACAAATGAGTTGATACATCTGTATCCAAAAAAGAACTTTAACCAGTTTGTCTAATAATCTGTATTGGAATACAAGCGAATTTTGCGTTTTCATACATTATTATATTTGAAATATTATTATCATCCAGTATTCTAACTTTTTTTTATGTTTAAAAATAGTTTTTTTGAATATATTTATCGCCTTCACCAGCAAAACCAGAGATAAGTATTATATGTGAATATTAAAATATATATTAAAATAGGTTAAATATAAGTAACTAATACAATTTATATTATCATATGGTAGCAATCGGTATAGATTTAGGTACAACATATTCATGTGTCGCGGTATGGAAAAATAATCAAGTAGAAATTGTCCCGAACGAACAGGGAGCAAGAACAACGCCATCCTATGTAGCATTTACTGATACAGGTCGATTAATTGGTGATGCGGCTAAAAATCAAGCATCTCAAAATCCAGAAAATACTATTTTTGACGCTAAACGTCTAATTGGTAGAATTTTGTCTGACCCAGCGACGCAACAGGATATCAAACATTTCCCATTTAATGTTATTAGCAAAGGAGATAAGCCTGTTATTCAAGTGAAGTATAAAGATGAGGTAAAAGATTTTCTACCTGAAGAAATTTCGTCTATGATTCTTGTTAAGATGAAAGAGGTGGCTGAATCGTTTCTGGGAGAAACGGTGGATTCGGCAGTTATTACTGTGCCCGCTTATTTTAATGACGCGCAAAGACAATCTACGAAAGACGCTGGTGCTATTGCGGGGCTAAATGTGCTAAGGATGATTAATGAGCCTACTGCTGCTGCAATTGCTTATGGGCTTGATAACAAAACCGATGAGGAGAAAAATATTCTAATCTATGATCTGGGAGGAGGAACATTTGACGTAACACTTCTTACAATTGAAGATGGTGTTTTTGAAGTAAAAGCAACAGCAGGTGATACGCGTCTGGGTGGTGAAGATTTTGATACGCGTCTCGTTCAACATTTTACACAAGATTTTAAGCGGAAACATAAAAAGGATATTTCTGAAAACAAACGCTCCGTAAGGCGTCTGCGAACTGCATGTGAAATTCTAAAGAAAACATTATCCTCTGCTACTCAAGCAACTATTGAACTTGATAGTTTATTCGAAGGTATTGACTATTCGGCAACTCTTTCACGTGCACGATTTGAAGAATTATGTGGAGACCTTTTCAGGAAGACATTTGAGCCTGTCGAGAAGGTAATTAAAGATTCTAAAATTAGTAAAAGCAATATTCACGAAATTGTTTTAGTAGGTGGCTCAACTCGCATTCCAAAAATTCAATCTCAACTTGAAAATTTTTTTAATGGTAAAGCGGTTAATAAAAGTATTAACCCTGACGAGGCAGTGGCATATGGTGCAGCAGTTCAAGCAGCATTACTGTCTGGTGTAAAGGATTCCAAAATCGATGATGTTCTTCTTCTTGATGTTACTCCGCTATCTCTTGGCGTTGAAACAAGTGGTGGAGTAATGACGACTATTATTGAGCGCAATTCTACTATTCCAACCAAAAAATCACAGTTATTTAGTACTAATGTAGATAATCAGTCAGGTGTAACCATTCAAGTATTTGAAGGTGAAAGACAATTTACCAAAGATAATAACAAATTAGGAGAATTTACACTTCACGGGATACCACCCATGCCTAAAGGTGTTCCTGAAATTGAAATTTCATATGATTTAGACGCCAACGGGATTCTTACTGTATCTGGATTAGAAAAATCTACTGGTAAATCCGATGAAATTAAAGTAACCAACGACAAAGGACATCTAACAAAGGAGCAAATAGATAAGATGATTGCTGATGCTGAACTATTTAGAGAAACAGATGAAAACGCAAAAGCAATTGTAGATGCTCGCAACAATTTAGAGGGTATTGTATATCAAATGAAGTCCACCCTATTCGATGAAAAAATAGCGTCACATATCGATGAAAGTATGAAAACCGAATTAACTGCCGTAATTGACGAACAGACAACTTGGTTAGATGCAAACCAAGTTGCTACAAAAGAGGAATATGAAACTCGCACAGAGGAACTAAATGGAAAAATGAAACACCTTCAAGAAAAAATGACGGCTGGTATGCCTACCACGTCAGATGTTCCAACCGGTGAAACTCATCAGTCGGTTAATATTGATGATGTTGATTAATATACTCCATAAAAAATATATACATATTTGTTATAATCGTTATGACATATATCATATTTATTTATAATATCTCTAATTAGACTTTTTACTGGTCTATTCATAATATAAACTTTATTTCATAATATAGTTTATATTATGAAAGAAATTATCGACTATCTTATATGTTGCTATGAAAACTCCATATCACATCGTATTTGTGATAACATAATTCATAATTTTGAATCCGAGAACCAACAAAATATAATATTTCATAAATTATTCAATACTCAATCATTAAAAATAAACCCCAATACAGAAAATTGGAGACTACTTGATACTAAAATAAGCGACGCTATTTCCAAATTTATACCCGATTATATTTCGAACGCAAGAGAAATTATAAAAATATTCCCTTATAATTCATTCAATGATAATGGTTATGATATTTGTAAATTTAATAAAAATTTTGGATATAATAACGCTCATACTAATTTTAATTGGAATGATAAATTAGGTGTTTCTATATTATCTGTCCTGATTTTTATTAATACCATAGACGATGGTGGTGAAGTTGAATTTTCAAACGGTAAAATCATAAAACCTAAAAAAGGAAATATGATAATATTTCCGTCATGCTGGGATATTTTATGGAAAAACAATATACCTATCAGTCATGATAATTATATTATTACTACTACTTTATTTTATAAATACATTTGATATCATATATCAAAACGATATATAAATAATATAAAAACTATAAATCAAAATAAATTACAGGGAGAGAGATATGAATAATTTAATTTACACAATTGATAACAATCTGGATATATCTTTATGCGATAGACTTATTGATTTATTTCATGAAAAAGAAGCAAATAATATGGTTTTGGAATCGGAAATAGGGACGCGTACATCAAATATTAATAAAAAAGTCAGAAATAATACTTATCTGAAAATTGAAAATGAAAACGATGAAATATTAGAGACCATATTGAGTTCTGCTTTTAAAGTTTATATCAAATTCTTATCAACGCAAAATAATTCGCTTGATTTTATTAATCATAATAATATGAAAATAAAAGACACCGGGTTTATCTTGAACAAATATAAAAAAAATACTGGGTTTTATAGAACCCATTCCGATTTCAATGGAGATAATTTTCAAACAAATGGTTATAGGATTATCACTTATATATGGTATTTGAATGACGTCATGGATGGTGGAGAGACCGAATTTATAAATGGAATAAAAATTAAAGCAGAAAAAGGCAAATTATTGCTATTTCCCGCGAGTTGGACTTATGCTCACGCTGGGAATATGCCGAAATCAACCGATAAATATATAATCGTTGGTTGGTTTCAACTATATAAATTATAAAAAATATAGATTATAGATTATAGATTATAGATTATAGATTATAGATTATAGATTATAGATTATAGATTATAGATTATAGATTATAGATTATAGATCGCTTATGCTTTAAATTTGATACTCACATTGTAATTTTGAATTTTACAAATACAACTTTCACCTAGAGAAACCTGATTTTGTCCGTGAATTGAAGAAGTAAATGTAATAATTCCCTTCCGCGAAGGACAATTTTTACCAAAAGCATAAAATATTTTTGCGAATGCAATATTCCAAAAACATATGGGGTAATCAATATATTTTTCAAGATTAAATACAACTCCGTAGTCAGTATAAACAAGAGTATCTAAAAATGGGTCAATTATTTTATCCATAATAAGTTTATTCCACTCGCTTGATTGTTTGCTTAATCCCAATAAGTTTTCCTTAACATTTTTACCAAATGTATCTTCAAGTTTTGGGTGCAGTCCAATCCTATATTTACCCCGAACAGACCATTCTGGAGTAGTATCTTTGAAATATGGAACTTGGTAATTGTCAGCATACTTATAAACATCATCTTTATAAAAATCCATCATAGGTCGCACTAACTTAACACCATTGACGATACTGTACTTCTTTAGGACGGCTAAATCCAGTAAATTTCTACCTCGACACACATTGGCGACTACATTCTCCACGATATCGTCCTTATGATGACCCAATAGAATAGTATCGCAGTTTTCATTTGATAGAATTTTCTTGTAAAAATCAAATCTAATATTGCGAGTATAAATCTCATATTCGCTGCGTTTCACTTGACCTCTAACTAAATTATCAATCGTCTTGACATATAGTTTAATGTTGTTATATTTACACCATTCTTCCATAAATTTCTGCTCTTCTTTGGTTTCCGCACGGTTATTATAGTTAATATGACACCCAACAACATTATAACCCAGCATACATAGTGCTGTAGCTAACACCATAGAATCTACTCCACCCGATAGCGAGACAATAAACTTAATTTTATTTTCTTCAATTGCGTATGTTTGAATACTATCAACCAACTCATTTTTGGCATACAAGAAGATATCTTTAATTTTATTATTGTTGTTTGGGACAAATTCAAGAATATCCTTATACTTCTCGGTATAGAAAGCATCGTTATCGACATAGCCTAATACAAACTTATTGAACCAACGAGACATTAATATCTATATTTTAGAGCTATATCTCAGGTCATCATTTTTTTGTTGATTTCAATTTTTAAAATAATAATAAATAATTTTTTTTAAAATTATGTAAATACTATTTTGTATTAAACATAATATATTATTATTTTATATATTATATATTATGTTTGATAAATATTAAACATAATATA